CCGTTTTTTTTTTTCGGTGATGTCGGCTACTGCCTGTTGGGGTGTCTGGTATTCCAGTTGCGGTATCTTCGCCCACGCCGTCCACGGTCTTTCGTTGAGCTTGGTACGGACAACTCCAAACTCGTGTCCGCGAGCCTCGATGACCATTCCGTTGCCCTCGTAAACCCCGACGTGACCTTTGAAGTGAACCGACAGTCCGGGGATTTCGGGAATAGTGGCGATGTCGCCCTTTTCGGTTGCCGATGCAAGCAGTCGGTCGGCTGTGGTATCGTTGAAACCGTTGCTGTTGTACTTTGCTGCCGATTCGGGAGTATCGCTCCAGAAATAACCCTCAATCAAGCCCATACAGTCGTGGACTTTCACACCAAGCTGTGATTCTGCATTGCCGTACATAGGCTTGTCGTACTGGCTCTTGTATAGTTGGCGTAGGCTTGCGAGCAGTGCCTTTGTCGAAATTTGTCCCGAAGTCCCCCACCAGTAGGGCTTTCCGAGTTGCTTTCTACAGTACTCAATCAGACCGTAGTTTGTTTTTCCTTTGATTACCTGTGACATATCTTTTTACAATTTGATGTTTACAAAAAAGTGTCCGACGAGGAATCCCGAACCCCGACGGACAAAAAAAGCGATTACTTACTGATGAAAATTGTTTGGCTGTATCGTATAGTAGTATGGGGATTCTTGCTGTAGATGCGCTGGTGCAGCGGTCGTGGCTGGAATATCCGCCACCACTTTGTGCGCTTTCCCTTATACACAACTTGCACAATACTGTCGGTTGTGGCGTATGATATTCGCAGCGCAGTGTCGTTGTCGCTGTAGCCGCTAATGCGTGTAAACTCGTCTGAATACTCGAATTGCAGTATGCGGACGGTATCGGTGTTGCGGACGACAAGCGTATCGAGGCGTTCCACTGTGAGCGTGTCGGTGGTAAGAACCACAGTATTTGAATAGGATTCCACGCGGCGCAGCTTCAGGCGCAGGTTTTCAATCTCGCGTTCCAGTTCTGGCACTGCACCGTCGCGCAGTTCACGAACCTGCAACTGTAGCACTCCGTTGTCGAGAGCCAACTGACCGTTGCGAGTGCGTAGCGTGTCGGCTTCGGTGGTAAGTGCCACCACATTGCGCTGCTGTCGCTCGTACTTGTTATGCTCCGCCACATACAGGTAGCCGAGAACGGCACAAGTTGCAGCCAGTACCACAAAGACGGCTGTCGCGATTAGTATCTGTTTAAGTCTGCTTGTCATAGTTGTAATGTTTATGATGCCGTTATTCCAAGTTTTGCCATTTGAGCCAACAACTGTGGCATTATTGTAGACGACTGCAAGCCCTTGACAACAAGAGCGACAAACCATTTTGCCGTAGTCGCGCCAAGTATGCCGTCATCGGCTTTTTTCGACTTGTTGTTCTTCATTTCAGCCTCCGATTCGGGCATTGCCGAAACAATGTAACGCTGAACGGCTGCCACATTTGACAGCTTGTAGGTTTTGGTCTGGTTCCCGCTTGCCGTTGTAAGCGATATTGTTATGGTCTTTGCGTTTTTGTTGAAAGAATAATCAACCTTTGCCGTGCTTGTCTGAACGGCTGTTACAGTTTGGCTTTCGCCAGAACCCGATGATGTTGCTGTCGGCTTGCTTGTGCTTTGCGCTGGTGCTGCCGAGGGCGACGGTTCTGTATAAGTCGGTGTTTCAGTAGGCGTGTAGGTTGTAGTTGGCGTGTAGGTATTGTCCTGCGGAATTTCAGCAGCAGTTTTTTTCTTCTTTACGCTTCGGTAGATAAGGAATCCGCCTACGCCCAGCGTTGCCAGAGCAGCAACTCCAATAATAATTTTAGTCGATGTTTTCATTGTTGCTTATATTTTTTGTTGATGATTTTTTGTTCTCGTCAAGATACGCCAGTAGAGATGACAGATGTTCCTTTGTGTCCTTGTCTTTTAGCAAAGTCTGTATCAGTTTTGCGGTTTCCTGCATCTTCGCCTTTTCCTTCTTATCGTTCTTTTCCCAGACTGATTTCAACTCGATGAAACAGGCGAAAATTGCGCCTACGAATGTGAATACAGGCAGGGTGGGCAACATCGTTTCCGACTGCGTGTTGAGGCTCCAGATAGCAATCATCTGAACCAAGTCGATGATGGTTACAATCAGTAGCATATTGAAATATCGGCAAATCTTGTCGATAGTGCGGCGCAAGCCAGCCGATGAGCGATACTCGCCGCGCTTCTTTGCCTTACGAACTCCCGACCATAAGTCGAGGAAGATGACCGCAAGCACAAGCACATATATCACGGCAACCATTATGAGTTGCGGACTGGCTAAAATGAAAAAATCCTTAAATTGTCCCATTGTCCAAATCGTTTTTTAGTTCGGTATTATCGTTATTTTGAAGTGCAGTACCACGCAAGTCGTTGAGGATTGCCGTGCGGTCAACCTCGCTGTATATCTGCGTGGTCTGTAGTTTCTGATGTCCGAGAAGCCTTTGAATAGTGGTAAGTTGTACGCCTTTTTGTCCGAGTAGTGTAGCAAATGTATGTCGTGATGAATGGAAGGTTATCTTGGCATCAGCACCTACGCTGTCGAGCAATACGCGAAGCGTAGCGTTTACCTGCGAGTTTACGCCAAGATTCTTCGCAAGTTTGCCGATGTCGCCATACTTGCCTATTATTCCTGCCATCTTGTCGCTTACTGGAATCTCAACCTCGAAGCCAGTCTTTACCATCTTCTTTACAATCCAGCCATCGTGTATGTCTGTCTTTCGGAGAGTTCTTATGTCTGAAAACCTTAAACCAGTGTAGCAACCAACAAGGAAGGCATCGCGCACTATGTCATCGTTGCCATCAAGTTTCATCGCTTCAAGTTTGCGAAGTTTGTCGGTTGGCAGATAGCCTTTCTTCGACACCATCTGCTGTATGCGGAAGCGGTCGAAGGGATTGGTATCAATTATGTCGCGTTTACGCGCTTCGTTGAGAAGTGCGCGAAGCAGTCGCAGACGGCTCACGCGAGTATTGTGCTGAACGCCTATACCGCGCAGGTACTTGTCGTAGCCGACCACATAGTTGTAATCTATGTCGGTAATGTATGTTCCGCTACGGTATTTGTCAAGGTCGTTGAACAATGTGAGGTAGTTCCTTTTCGTCAACTGCTTTCGCGTACTGTCGTCAATGACATTTATCCCGAAGTCGCGGAGTTTTGCACCGGGCGAAAGATGACTGCGATACGCTTCTCGCAACATTGGCAAGGTAACGACAACACCGCGCTTGATATATTCAAGTTCGATGTTCTCAATCTCGTGCATCATCTTATACAAAGCGTAATTAAGATTGTCTGCAAGTTCGTGGTTCACTACGCAACAACGGCTAAACTGGTTCGGCTGCAAATAAGTGTGGGTACTGAAATATATGCGCCGACGGTTCTGCGTACATTCTATCTGCACAAGACCTTCGCCGCACTGATTGAGCCTACCTCCGCGGTTAAATACCAATTTATACCTTATTTTTGTCATAATTTTGGTTGCCATATCTTACTCCTTTCTTTTTTTTGCAAAAGTGCGGATTAATTCGGGAACAATTAGTAAGAAAATTGCATTGTCGTTGTTATAATCCACTATTTTTCAATATGTTAACCTTGATTATACTTTTCGTTGCCATAGTAATAATTGCATATTGTTGCATTATCTGTGCAACAATATGCAAATTTTGGAACTTACGCTACCAAATCGGCGGCATACCAAACCTTGAGTGTACCACTGCTGTTCTTGGCAGCACATTGCGTGCTGTTTGAGTTGGCAACAAAGGTGATAGTGAGCAGGTTATTCTCGTTATCGCCCTTCGTTCCGTTAAGAATTTGAGCGTTCTGGACATACGAACTTGCGTCACTTCCGCCTACTATTGCACAATACATAACACCATCAAAAACAGTAAGTTGTCGCACATAGTTCCCGAATGTGTTATTTTGGAAGTAGTTCCCGAATGTATTACCCTTGCAATCGTTCCCGAATGTGTTTAATTGGAAACCGTTCCCGAATGTATTATTTCCTACACCGTTCCCGAATGTGTTTTGGTTGCAACTGTTCCCGAATGTGTTGTAGTAACAATCGTTCCCGAATGTGTTATCTCCTACACCGTTCCCGAATGTGTTGGAGTAGCAGTTGTTCCCGAATGTATTACCCTTGCAATCGTTCCCGAATGTGTTGTATCCTACACCGTTCCCGAATGTGTTATTCCAACAATCGTTCCCGAATGTATTGGAACCACAGTTGTTCCCGAATGTGTTGGAATAGCAACTGTTCCCGAATGTGTTGGAGTAACAGTAGTTCCCGAATGTGTTTTGGTTGCAATCGTTCCCGAATGTGTTGGAATGGCAGTTGCTACCTAAGAACACATTAGCATTGAGCGTTTGCAGAGAACCTTTATCTTCATAGTAACGCTTCATACTATTGCAGTAGCAACCAACACCACCAGAAGGCGCAACAATTGACTGGTCAGATGCTCCGCCAAAGGTATAATAGAAAGTGCTGTCGGACGAATCAACAGTTGCCGTACAGCCGTATATTGACATTTCTGGCGACCAAGCGAAATATAATCCATTGTTCTGCGACTTTACGAAAGTCTGTTGCAAATTCGACAATGCTTCGGTTGTCAGATTGCCGTTTGTGATGTCTGTGATAGACCATCTGCGGAACTGGATGTTCTTGAAGTCGTATGGCAAGTCGTTGAGATACTCGTCAATCATTCTGTAGATGACACCCTTGCCAGCAGGAACTGGCTCTCCGCCCTCCATACTTACAACAGAAGAAAGTGAAGTTGAAAGACCGCTGTCGGAATACACGGTGTCGCCAACCGAACAAGGTGCGCTGGTATATACCGTTACATCATCCTTGCCATCGTTGTACGACCAAGCGATATAGTGGTCTTTTCCATCTTCGACTTCCTCGACAAAGGTCGCTGTAACATAGTTCTTGTCCACATCGAAGGTAATGCTTCCGTTGCCACCTTCGCTACCTGCCTGCGCCCAAGCGAATCTTGAAGAATCGTTGTCGAGACAATACAGCAGTTTCCACGCGCTCAACTTACAACCAGTAAAATACTGGTCGCCATCGTGCATAATAGCACGCGCATTTTCGTTGAGCGTACTTTCGTCATCG